CAATATATTTTCTTGAGCAATACTTAATATGTCCCTCCCAATGGGAATAGAGCAACAAGATAGCCGCTCTGTGTAACGTTTCTGATAACGAGATATTGTTAGATTTTTCTTGAATAAGCAATTCTAAGTTAGAAAATTCTTTTTTTCTCCAGCTTAAATCCTTATCAAGACTGTTTTCAAAGTTTTCCAATGTCATTATTCAAAAAGATTTCCATGTGTCATGTCTACAACAGCGGCCATTCTATCAATACCTCTAGATTTCTCAGTGAGCTTAAGATAGATTTCATTACTTAATAAATTCTTAGAAATATTAATAATAATCTTACCTATATTATTAGAGTCAAAATCTGAATTTTCTTCTATCTTTTTTGATAAATGAAATGTGAATAATTCATAAATAGGTAGTAAAAATGGACCTGTATATCTATCTTTCTCTTTGTTGAATTTTTTAAAAGCATTACTTCCCAGTACATTATCTAAAATTAGGAAAGTTTTTTCGAATAATGTTTTTTCTTTTTCAAAATTAAAATCAGAGAACATATAAACAACCATTTCATCCAAATATGGGTCAATGTCTCTATTTTTAGTTAGAACATCCCAGTGCTTTTCCAAATTACGTAATGCAAAATAACGAACTAAAAGCTCTAAATTAAATGATTCAGACTCTTGTTTATTAGATATTGGCGTAGTTTCTATAAAACTCAGATTCTTAGATAATGTTTCTAACCAAGCCTGAGCTTCAGGATTCTCCATTAATAAAATCACATTACGTATTTCTTGTTCTGATAATGCACTACCATTGCTATTTAACCGTTGAAATAATTCCAGCTTTGTATCCGATTCACTTTCTTTTTTAATTATCTTAATATCCATTTTTTCTCGTTTAAACGTGAGTTTAGTTAGAGAATCTAATTCTTTGTCAGGATTTTCACTATTTTGCCACATCATGCCCTCTAAACTAGGAAGGTATTTGGTCGCTAATAAGGATAAAGGCGGATAAAGTTCAGTATTTGTTCGGCGTAATTTCCCCATAAATTGCAAAATAGTTGAAATGCGTTGTAAACCGTCCACTACTTCCCATACACCATCGTCACGTTGTGAAACAAAAATAGAGGGTAGAGGAATACCAAGTAAAATAGATTCAATAAATTTACTTTTTTGTTCAGTACTCCATCTAAATAATCTCTGAAATTCAGGACGGATATCCATTTCTCCATCATCATACAAATTGACTAGTTCGCCGATAGACATTGAGTATCCATCAGTATGCACTTGTTTTCTTGCTTTTTGAATATCCTTTTGCAATGGTGTTTGTTGAATGTAACATTTTAAGATACTCATTATTACTCCTTATAAATCAATCACTAAACTCTCTTTGGCAATACCTGCGAGGTAGTGTATTTTTTTTATGTTTTCTCGGTATAGATTAATAGCCTCGTGCGATTCATTGACAGACAGTAATGTCACTCGTCCGCCTTGTTCGTAGGCGAAAGTTTTAACCATTACCTCACCGCTATCTGTAACCACAAGGACTTCATCACCATTATTAACGGGGTGTCCTGGTTCAATAATGGCGTATTCGTTATGCTTAATGCGTGGTTGCATTGAGTCGCCTTGGCATTTTAGGGCGTAAGCGTCAGGATCTCGGCTTGGCCACCAGATATAGCCGTCACCTTGTCCAACGGGATATTCTAAATCAACCCAACTTTTATTTGTGCCTAGTTGAGCATAGCCTCGAATGGGGACTTGATTAACAGGGGCTTCTCTAACCTTAAGGATATTTACGCCTCTTGGGTTTAAAGATATGTTGTCGTACAGCAGACGGTTTTCGCTTACGATAAAATAGTTGGCTAGGGTTTTGATTAATGGAGTTTCTTTCGTCAAATTATCGTCACTGTCGAATAAGGCTTGTAGTCGTTCTTCATCAATATGAGTACGTTTAGCGAGGATAGCCAGATCCATTCCTTTCTTATTCATCAAGTATTGTACGTTCTCTTTGAGATAGATTGGTCCTGAAATGTGGTCAGTCGTTTGGCTATGATCTTTGTCTAGCCAGCCTCTTTCTTTTCCCATTCCATCTTCTAATTTTGCAGCAATTTTGTCGCCGATACCTTTTGGTTTTCCGTTTTGAATGGCGTTTTTATTCTTAATTTGTCTTAAATAGTTGGCAGTAATACCAGTTTTTTCTTCAAGTCTAGCAACACTTCCAGCTTCTTCAATTAAAAGCAATAAGTTCACATATCTATTTTCTTTAACTACTTGCATATTGCCTCCTTAAGTGAATGTTATGTTGTATTTTAATATCATTTTGATATTAAGTTAAATTATTTAAAGATGTTGAATAGATTTCATTAATAAGATATCATTTAGATATTTCAATTTAAAAAGGTACTATAGATGCAATTACAAGAATACTTAGATATTTCAACACGAGGGGAAATGGCTCGATTATCAAAAGCGATAGGGGTTGCTCAGCCTATTGTGTCATTTTGGGTGAGTGGTCGTCGTCAAGTTCCAGCAGAGCGTTGTCCAGAAATTGAAAAATTAACGGAAGGAAAAGTGACGTGCGAAGAGCTACGCCCTGATGTGAATTGGGCTGTATTACGAAATTCAGGCAAATAAAAACCCACGCTGGAACGCGGGTAATGGGAAATAATGTTTATTAAAACAGATTTATTATCTACTAATCAGAGAGAAAATGCAACCCTGACGATGAGTAGTCGGGAGATTGCGGAGTTATGCGAGAAACGCCACGATCACGTTATGGCAGACATTCGCAAAATGTTAGATGAGCTAAATTTAAGCTCACCCGATTTTTCGGGGCAGTACAAAACCGTAGATGGAAGAATGCAACCTTGCTTTTTCCTACCTAAACGTGAAGTGATGATTTTAGTTTCAGGCTATCGAATTGACCTGCGAGCCAAAATTGTCGATCGTTTGGAAGAGTTAGAAAATCAACAGAAATTACCGAGCAACTATCTTCAAGCTCTTAAGGCATTAGTTGAAAGCGAAGAAGAAAAGCAAACTTTGTTACTCGAAAATCAAATAATGAAACCGAAAGCGGATTTTGTCGATCACTATGTAGAAGTCGGCACGAGTAAATCCCTGCGTGAAACTGCCAAGATTTTAAATTTCCCTGAAAAGATGATGATTGAGTGTTTGTTGCGTGATCGTGTGTTGTATCGTCAATCTGGCAATCTATTGCCGTATCAAACCGTTCATTCAAAAGAGCTGTTTACTGTGAAAACAGGTACAGCAGAACACGGACATAATTTTACGCAAACCCGTGTTACTGGCAAAGGTATTGAGTGGATAGCACAACGTTATGCTTCGGAGTTAGGACTATGAGTAAATTTATTCCAAATTCATTTCAAGTGCCAAATGCGGTTGTTGATGAATTAATGAGCGTGTTAAGTGGGGCTGAATTTAAGTGTTATATGCTTGTTGTTAGGCAAACAACGGGCTGGAATAAGCAAAAAGATGCCGTTTCTATTTCTCAAATGATGGAAAAATGTAATTTAAGTAATCGTGGTGTCATTGATGCTTGTGACAAATTGGTGGAAATGGGGCTTTTAACTAAGTCTAAAGGGTATCGTGGAATGAATGTTTTTTCGGTTAATTTCGACAAAATTCCGACCTGTGAAGTAAGTTCACCTGTGAACTCAGCTCACTCGACCTGTGAAGTAAGTTCACAAGTACCTGTGAACTCAGCTCACACACAAAATACCACTAAACAAAATAACAATACCAAAAATAACACCCTAACGGGTGTTAACGCGTGCGAGAAAAAATTCGAAGATTTGATTTTGTTGGAAAAGTTTGGGATTACCGGACAACTGGCAAAAGATTTTATTGTTCATCGGAAGTCTTTCAAAGCTCCTATCACTGAAACTGCGTTGAAGGGTTTTCAGCGTGAGGCGGACAAAGCCAAAATTCCTATTCAACAAGCCATTGCAATTTCGATTGAGCGTGGTTGGCGTGGGTTTAATGCTGGTTGGGATTGGCAAAATGACGGAGTTTCTGCAAAAAATCCACAAAATCCGTCCGCTCGTAATACTTCCAAGCCATTTATCCCTGATGACGAAGGCAACTGGGCGGAAGGTATGTCTATCACGCTAAGGGGAAGTTAATGCAAAACGTGGCATCAATGAACTTGAAAAGCCTTGTCGGGCAAGAGCCAAATTACCAAGTGCCAGCAAAGACAACGGCAATTCCAGACGGTGCGATTAGAGCCGTTAATCAATTATTCATTCAGCTTCGGGCGATTTTTCCTGCGTGGAAAAATTCATTTCCTGATGCAGACAGTTACCGTGAAGCAAAACGGATTTGGCTTGAAACGTTGGTGAATGAAAAAATTACGACGATTGAGCAACTGCAAAACGGGATTGAGCGAGCGAAAAAATCTAAAAATCCATTCTGGCCAAGCGTAGGCGAGTTTGTGGAGTGGTGCAAAGCGGTGGACTACGAAGCGTTAGGTTTGCCTGATGAGGATAAACTTTACAAGCGGTTACAAGCGGTTACAAGCGGTTACAAGCGTTTATGAGGTTTGGTATGGAAGAAATCCAGAAGTTTAAGTTTGTTTCTACGGCGGAGTATTACTTGATTACCGATTTATATGTGCGTTGTCGGACTGGTGAATGGAGCGATAAGCAACTCAAAGATGAGATTAAAAAATCCCTCGTCAAAATGAGCAAGCGGTTAAAAACAAGGGAGGTTTTACCAGAACCCAAACTGGCATTACCTCAAGAAGTGAAAGCAGTCGATCGTGAAAAGGTGAGGGCTTTCTGGGGTGGTTTGTTGAAACAGGTTAGGGGGTTTTAGGTGAGTTTTGATGTAGGTGGGTATGAGTGATTACAAATGCCCCAAATGTGGCGGAGAGCTGGAAGATTTAAGTATTAATGACGACTGGGGGTGGCACGTTGAAGAGCCTTATCGCTGTAACGGTCATTACACAGGGCGATTCCCCAACATCAGCAAGGATTGTGCGATGAACAGAACGAAGTCTTGTGGGTATTTTACGAAAGAGCAGGTTAAGAAGTAAGGAGGTTGGTAGGTATGGAACAAAGGTTGGTAGGTATGGAGTATAAGCAAAAATACTTTCTACGCACTGAGCAAATCAAAAACAATGCCCTTGAATTTGTGAAAGCGTTGCCGATAGATGAGAAAAAACCGTTAGTGATTGATGTGAAGCCTATTACTCGTAACCTTGAGCAAAATGCCAAATTCCACGCAATGTGCGGCGATATTGCCAGACAGGTGCAATTTAACGGCGAATGGCTACCGCCTGAAACGTGGAAGGTCATTTTAATTTCTGCCCACGCTGAAGCAACGAAAGAAGGTTCTCGTTTGGTCACAGGATTGGAAGGCGAATTAGTGAATATTCGTGAGAGTACGGCTCAAATGAGCGTAAAACGAATGGCAAGTTTAATCGAGTATGCAACTTCGTGGGGTGTTTCTAATGGGGTGCATTTTAATGACAGATGGAATTTTTGGGGGGTGAAATAACCTACGCTTAGTGGTTAAGCGTAGGTGTAAGCGTTAAGCGGTTAAGATTTTATCCGCTGCGATTTTAGCTAAGAAGTTGCTACGGTTTTTATACTCTTTGTGAACCGCAACAAAATCATCAATGCGTTTGATGAGATAGCTAGGGAGGGTGATGTTGATGCGTTCGGCTTTGCCTAGTAAATGGCTAATATCAACATCAACAATCCCAAAGAACATACCGTAATCGGTAAAATCAGGGTTGTTACGGTGATTTTCGATACTCGTTGGTAATGGAATATCTTCGCCATCTTCAACTAAGCCTTCAAGGTGAAATACGATGGCTTCTTTGACATTTTGATATGCTTCTTCGAGGGTATCGCCAGCAGAGAAGCACCCTGGAATGTCAGGCACGATAACGCCGTAAGCGTGAGTTTCGTCACCTGGTTCAATTGCAATTGGGTATAACATATTTTGTCCTTGTGGTTATAGCAGGGCTATTTTAGCCCCGCTTGTTTAAGTATTGAGAGTTCAGTTCCTTTTTTTAAATCCTTTTTGGGATGAGGCACTGTTACTCGCCCTTGTTTAGTTGGATGTTTGAATTGATGGTGGCTTCCACTTGTTGCAACTAAGTACCAACCATCTGCTTCAATCATTTTGATTATGGTTTTGCTATCCACATTGCCTAACTCCTATGTTGTTTTAGTGTGTGTATTATACTTATCCTTTAAGTTAAAAGCAAATCATTTGTGTGTAGTGTGTGTATTTTAGGTGGATAAATGAAATTTTACTGCCCAAACTGCCAATCAATTTTAAAAGACTGGCGTAGGTTTTCTGAAAAGTCAGAGATTGATAAGGTTAAGCCGTTTGAATGTACTGGGTTGAAGTGCGGTAAGCGTTGGAGTGAGGAAGAATTGGGGGCATTTAATGATAAAGCCAAAAGTAAAAACTCGTAAATGCAAATGCTGTGGTGGTGAGTTTAAGTCTGCGGATAGTTTTAGAAAATGGTGTAGTCCTGATTGTGGGGTAAAACTTGCCAAAATAGCCCAAGAAAAAGCCCGTCAGAAAGCAATAGAAAAGCGAAATCGAGAGGAAAGAGCAAAGGTTAAGGCAACGAGAGAACGTTTAAAATCTCGTGCTGAGTGGCTTAGAGATGCTCAAGCTGTTTTTAATGAATACATTCGGTTAAGAGATAAAGATGAGCCTTGTATTTCGTGCCAGCGTTTTCATCAAGGGCAATATCACGCAGGGCATTATCGCACGGTAAAAGCAATGCCAGAGCTGAGATTTAACGAAGACAACGTCCATAAACAATGCAGTGCTTGTAACAATCATTTGAGTGGAAATATCACAGAATATCGCATCAACCTTGTGCGTAAAATCGGGGCAGAGCGAGTAGAAGCATTGGAAAGCTATCACCCTCCTGTGAAGTGGTCGGTTGAGGATTGTAAGGAAATTATTAAAACGTATAAGGCGAAGATTAAGGAGTTGAAATGTGGCGGATAAACTGTTAGAAGAACCAAAGCAAGCGTGGATTGAGAACTTGTTAAACCTTTGGGGAGCGTGGGCATTTAGTGGATTGGATTTTGAAAGCCGTATGAATATGTTGGCAAGATTGATGTTACAAGCCGACCCTAGCCGTGTTTCTGAGCCTATTCGGGAAATGTGTGATGATGAGTTGGGGTTAGTGATTAGTTCTGTAATTGGTTATTGCATTAAAAATCCTTGTCTGCAGGATTATAAATACCTTGAGGCAAAGTATGTGTATGGGTTATCGGTGTATGCGATTGCGAAGTATCAGTGGGAGAAAGATAAGTCTATCTCGGTTAATGCTTGGTATAAACGAGTAACTAACAGTATTAAATCTTCAGAATGGGTAATTGCTAAATTTCTCGATCTTGCTATTAAAAATCATAAAAATGCAGTTAAATTACAAAAATATGCTTTTAATGTGTAAAAAGTCGTTGAATTTGGTGGAGGTTTCCTATAATATATCAGTAATGGTGGTCGTCGTGTAAGTGATGTTCACCGAATGTATTTTATAGCCCTGATGGTTTATGCCGTTGGGGCTTTTTGTTTTAAGAGTATGGTCTAATGGTATGACAACGGTCTCCAAAACCGTTAGTGGTGGTTCGATTCCATCTGCTCTTGCCAGTTTATAAGCTCAGTCTTTACGGACTGGGCTTTTTTATTGCCTGAAACGAGGGCTAAGGTATGAAAAATGCTATGAGAGATGCAGGAATGCAGAGCTATGCATGGACTGGGCTTACAGGTTGGTTAGCATGGTTAGGCGATCAACAAAATTTAATGTTCATTAGTTTGGCTCTAGGGATTGTTACAGCGTTAGTTAATATGTACTCAAAATGCCGAGAAGGGAAAATAAAAAAACGCCAAGAAGAAAGAGCTGAAGAAAAGCATAAAGCAGAGATGCGCCACCTTGAAGAAATGCATCAGATACGTAAACAACAACTCTCAAGGGGATTAAGATATGAGCCGAATAAAAACATTAAGTAAAGTTGGCGGTGGGGTTTGTGCTGTCAGTGCCATTATTGCGGTATTAAATACAGATTTTCACGGTCAATTTCGTACAAGTCAGCAAGGGCTTGAGATTATCGGCGATGCAGAAGGTTGTAAACGTGAGCCTTATTTGTGTCCTGCAAATGTGCTTACTGTTGGTATTGGTTCAACGGAAGCGTCAAGCGGTAAGATTGAAAGAAAAGTTTACACGGACAAAGAGATTGCGGAGCGTTGGTTGGTCGATATTCAGCACGCAGAAAAATGTGTGAACCGTTACGCAAATGGTGGTGATATTCCGCAATCGGTGTTTGATGTTGCTACTTCGCTGACGTTTAATGCTGGGTGTGGCACCGTGAGTAAATCGACGTTCTTTCGTAAAATCAAATCAGGCGATTATGTTGGTGCCTGTAATGAGTTGCCTAAGTGGGTTTATTCAGGTGGCAAGAAGTTACGAGGGTTAGAAATCCGTCGTGAGAAAGAGAAGGCGTTATGTTTAGCTGGGTTAATAAAATCTTAATGGCATTGATTTTGGGCTTGTGTGCGTGGTTGTGGGGTCAGTCACAGAGGATAAGTGCATTAACAGCCGAGAACCAGACGCAAGCCCAAACCATTGAGCAACAGCAAGAAGCAAACAATAAGCTGACAATGCAACTGCAACAAGAGCGACAAGCGGTGGAATATCAGCAAAGTATTGCAAATAAACTACGAAAGCAGGTGGAGCAGAGTAATGAACAGATTAAATCTATTTTACAGAAAGAGCCGTGTGGCGTTACTGCTTTGCCTCATCCTGTTGTCGATGAGCTTAAGCGGTTGCACAGCAAGGACAAAGATTGAGTATTTATATCCACCGCAAGCCTTTTTAGTGCAGTGCGAGCGGTCAGAATTTAGTGGCACGACCTATGGTGATGCTATCGAGTATCTCGTTAAGGTGATGGGAGAGCGTGACTTGTGTGCGGGTCAGATTGATAGCATCAGAGAGTGGCAAGCACGAACTAAGCAAGGTTTTAAATAGCGGATTAACGTTTGTGCCACGATAAAGAGCGGTCAGATGATCGCTCTTTTATTTTATGTAAATCAAATGCTACATAATTTGCATATGGTTTTGGGGTTGTTGGATAAATTCCCAAGAAAATACGCAAGTGATGTAATTTATATATAACAAAACCCCGATCACTGCAAATGATCGGGGTTTTTCATTACCCATTAAAGCCGAATGAGTAACGATTTATGGAGATTATGACAGTTTTAACCGTAACCATCAAGGAGATACTTATGGAATATGGTTTATGGCAAATAAGCCTTGCAGTAACACTACCTATTTTAGCGTTTGTTTCACCAAAGCTAATTAATGCCATTGCTAATTTATTGAATGTTTTGAAATAAAAAGGATTAACCACGATGACGAAGAAAGACGAGGTTAAATCCACGTCTAAAGGCGTGGGTAAATTCAAACTAACAGACAAACAACAGCGGTTTGTTGAAGAATACTTAATTGATCTTAACGCAACACAAGCGGCGATTAGGTCTGGTTATGCTGAAAAAACAGCAAATCGTGAAGGTAGTCGCTTGCTGTCAAATGTAGACATTCAAGAAGCAATTCAAGAAGCTCAAAACAAACGAGCTGCGCGAGTAAATGTTACTCAAGATGATGTTTTAAAGGGATTACTTGAAATTATCTCAATGAGTACAGGCAAGCAGAAAATCACAGAAACAGAACTAAGCAAGGTTGATGGCTCTATTGTTCCTATTAAACCAATCCAACATAACCATCATTAAATAAGTAAGATAAATTAGGGAGAAAATTGAATTAAACGGAATAATGTGAAATAAAAAATGAAAAGACATTACACATAGAGAAATAAAAAACTCAGCCGATTTTGACTGAGTTTTTCATTTTAAGGGGAAGGGAAATCACTCTTTGAACATATCTAACTGGCGTTTAGCAACTTCTTCTTTTTGGACTCGCTTCACAATCTTATAGATCCATTGAAGAGAAAGCCCATATTTCTTGGCGAGAAAAGAATGATTATTACCAGTAAATTCATTATAGATTTGTTTTTCTCGTTCACAAGCGAACAATTCCAATGCTTTTGGCATATAAACATTCAAACCGCCCCAAGACTGCCCAATTTTCATTGCAACCACCATACCAATATTTTCAGCAGTTTGCTCATCAATACCAGCTAACTCTTTCGCAGTAGATACCGTATGTTTCGCCAAATCTGCCAACAGGTCAGGGGCTTTTGTGTGAAAGTCTTCATTGTCAAATTTTGCCATATTCATACTAATTACCTACTCGTTTTTTCCATTGCTTTAAGGTTTCTAATAAAGAAGCCGTATCGGTATCAGAAAGTTCTTTCCAATGTTTAACTGTTGGGAAATAGCGTTGTGCAAAGCTATCCAACGCCCGAGAACTTCCTTCAGCTACAACATTCTCCTTTGCCATTTGCTTCCAAACAGCCCACAACTTCCGCTGAATAGGCGATAGTTTCTCAGCTTTAGGCAACCGAATTTTAGCCCCTTTTTCTTGCAGTATTTTCACAAGTTTTACAAGCTCTGAATAGCTTATATTTTTTGCTGAATTTTGGTAGAATTGTTGAGAAAGTAGGCTTCGATAAGTTTCATCGTCCATTCCCAACTGATTTTTACCAATATGCACTAACTGCAACAGCTTATTTCGCATAACGTCCTCTTCTTAATTGCTTGAGTAGTTCACTCAATCTTGCTGAATTTTTTGCCATTTGTTCATCGCTGATTTGTGGTTCAGGCAATGCTTTCATCCTTCTGGGCGGCATCGCTTCTAACAAATGTTTGGGGGCAGGAAACCATTCACAAGTTTGAGCCAAATACATAAATGCCTCTTCAAATCTCCATTGATCTAAAGATTGTTCCCAAATACGTTTAAAAGTAATCACCTGAAACCACGTTTCTAGTGTAGGCTTAACCATATCTTCCGCTGGGGAATTTTTCAGTCGTAAGGTCAGCAAAATAGCAAAACCCTTGCCTAAAATCGGCTTTATCCATTCGTTGCCCATTCCAACGCTCCCTTCACTGCATTCATCTTGCTTGATGTTGAATGAGTATGAGATTTACCATAGTCACTAACAACTACCGCCGTACTCACAGGTTTATAGCTAGCAATAATCTCCAACAAATAACCGTGTGACTTCAGAGGTAATTTCAAGGTTTGGCGATTTGCCAACATTTGATTTATTGCATAAATCCACGCTTCAGGCGGTGCAGGAAAAGTATCCCTATCACGTTTAATAGTTTGTGCTGTAATCATTGGCGTAAGTTCGTTAAGTAGCGTTGTTACTCGCTTAAAAGTCAGTGATGATTCAGTAGGGCGAAACAGCCCCAAATAGCCAATCAACGCTCGCCCCAACTCACCATTGATAAGCAATGCCGCATTTAAGGCTTGGCTTGCCGCTTCATTAGCCACTAACGCATCCAAAGAATGTATCGCACCACAGGCACTACATTTCACTTTCATTTTCGGTTCTCCATATATGAAAAAACCACCAGAAGGTGGTTTTCATCGTTTAACAAGTAGGGGTAAAGTGTTGTATAGAGTCGGGCAAATCTAATTCGTCCAAACCCATCTCAATGAGTTCATCAATAATAGGATCTTCTTGAATAATCATTTTTATCATTCCCAATATTAGACAATCTACTTTACCAACATCATCCACATGACAAGAAGCTGTCCAATCATTGTCTTCATCTTTTTCAAAATCAAAACTCAGTACAACATCAAAGCCATTTTCCGCATCAGGATATTTATCAATAATAGTAAACCAACCTGTTTTAATCAGAATGGGGATTTTAACCATAAGATCTGATATGAGTTCAGTGATCTGTGGTGGCAATCTGGCAGATTTAATGCCTGTTTTAATACCTAAATTATCTTCTTTGGGTTGAACACTAACATGGAATTTTGCACGATATTTTTTCATCTCAACATCCCCAATTTCACCAAAATCCCCTTCGCATTCTCTACATAAATAGATGCGTGGGTCATTTCTTGTTTATGTAAGGCTTTTTCTGCTTGTTGTAGCTGAACAATCGCCTCGTGAACTTGCAGTTTAAGTTGTTCAAGTGCATCAAGCATTTTTTCTCTCCCGTTTACCTTGCCAATTCTTACAATAATCCGCACGACGGCGGCACCATTCTTTCTGCTCAATGGTTAAAGCGTATTTGTCTGCCAAATTCCACAAATCTATCGCTTGAGCATAATTGCCAAGTTGCTCAATTTTGGCAGCGGCTTCTGCTTTTTCTTGATAGAGCGAACGTAACTCTTGCTGTCTTGCTGGGGTCATTTGCGAACCTCCTCATCATTCGGCTTAATCACAAACTCTTCCACACCTTCTCGAATGGTTACGCCCGAAATCGAACGTGCCACATCAGGTTCCGCCAGCATCGCCTCTTTATTGAGTTCTTCCTTGGTGCGAATAAAGCGGAACAGCCCCAAATTGCGTAAGCTCTCCAAAATGCTATCAATCCCTTTTGCCACCACCGCAGGCGGTTTCGCACGCCACTGCACCTCGCCTGTGGTAAAGTAAGCCGTCTTCTGCTTACCGCCGTTAGTTAATTCATCACGGCGACTTTCACAATAAGCCTGAATGGCTTTTTGCAACGGTTTTACTTCTTCCTTCAAGCGGTTAATTTGTGGCGTAAAAAGCTCATCAATGCGTGCTTTCTCGTCCGCTTGCAAGGTGGAAAGTCGCACCTGCTCACGCTCTAAATCGCCAATCTGTTTAATCGCCAACGCTACATCATCAGCGGTTTGCAGGTTCAATTCGTGAACCTCTGCTTTTACTCGTACTGCTTTTTTTGCCATTTTTAACTCCTTACCAAACCAAACCTAATAAACTGAATGCACAAAGTGCGGCTAAAATAAAAAGAATTTCTCGTACCATTGCCCAACTCCTACACATTCATCACCACCTGTCCATTCACTTTCGGAATACCCAAATTCTCCGCTAAGTTCATCGCCGCTGTCAGCAAATTGCCTACCGCTAACGGATAAAGCAAACTCGTGGATTGTTTTTGTCGATTGACCGCCACCAAACGCTGGCGAACCGCTAAGAACGCATCTTCTTCAAAAATATCGCTCACCTGTTTGCCCACACGTTCTAATTTATGCTCCACAAAGCGTTCCAACTCCGCATCAAGCGGTGCAAGCTCGACAATCTCGCAACGTTGCACCACCTCACGCACTTCCGTATTGCGTTCAGACAGTTTCAACTTCAGCTCAGGCTGACCGACTAACACAATAGAAAGCAGTTTTTTGAAACCGTCTTCCAACTCAAAAAAGCGTTTCAAATGTTTCAGTATAGGAATAGGTAAACTGTGAGCCTCTTCAATAATCAGAACGTGACTGTAACCGCTCCGACTACTTTCTTTTAACACCCGATGCAACTGGCGAAAGCGTGCTTCAGGCGAACGTTTCACATTTTCCAACGGGGCAAGGGTGGTAATAATGCTTTCTGCAATATGTGCAGCTTTCAGCGTTTTACCTTTCACATCGTTGTCTTCCATCGCAATAATGTAGGGTTCAATCACTTGAATAGGGGCGTTTTCTTGGTTAATACGGTCGATTAAATCACGGCGTAGGGTCGATTTACCGGCACCGCTTTCGCCCACCACCGCCATAAAACCACCGTGTTTAGCGGTTTGGAAAAGAGCTTCTCGCACATAACGCACATCAGCGGAGGTAAAAACATCCTCCGCACTGCGTATATCTTCTGCAAACGGATCACGAAATAGCCCAAAATGTTTCTTTGTGGCTGGAAATAAAGCCTGTTTTGCGAGTAACATAATCTCGTCCTTAATTTCATCTGTTGTTTTAGGGACGGAAACGACAGGCTCGGTCGCCAAACTTTCCCCTGTCGTTTCCACTTCAAGTAAGGTGGCAAGCGGTTCAAAAATTCCCACACATTGCAACGCCTTACTTAAATTCTCTTCTACTTTCTCCCAATTTTTGGGTTTTTGATGTTGATTAATCAGTAATGAAAAAGCAGTGGGAGAAATCTTTACTGATTGAGCAAATTGCCGAAAGCTCACACCCTTATCAATCAACACCTGTTTTAGTTTCAACACATCTTTAATCTCCGTTCATCTAATTTCTAGCCCCAGAGGGGCTGAATTATGCGTAACCTAGGGCGTAAGCCCTAGGACTAGGCCGCCAACAACCGCAAATGGTTCGTAGTCGGCTCAGGGGCAACAAACTCCGCTTTAAAATCAGGGAAGTCTAATCCAAGCAATCGTTCCGCTTCATCAATAGGCACACCTTGCGGATACCGCCCATTGACCCAGCCATAACATTCGCCCGTCCAATTCGCCCCCCAGCGTTGTTTGCCGCTTTTGGCAAATTCCACAAGACAAACAGGCTTTTGCTCCACACGTCTTGCGTTGGTTGTCAGCTCGTGTTCTTGTCCTTTTTTCGGCATAAACCAGTTCAAATCCGTCTCTTCAATGTGCTTGTAAGGGTTAATTTCGCCGTTAAATAACGGTTTATTTGCCTTTTTCGCACGTTTCAGATCGTCTTCATTGGTCACACCGTAAGCCAGCTGTTCCGCTTGCTCTTTATGGGTTTCAAACTCGGTTTTCTTGTGAGCCTTGTATTCTTCGCCAATCATTGCCGCATCCGCGCGGAAGCCATATTCATTGACTTCAACAGGCTCAAGCACCACCCAGTAAGGCTTCTGCTGTTCATTGCCTTGTTCATCAAGCACATACTCCACACACTGCACCTGCACACATTCAGGGCGATACGGATTTTTGCCCACCGTGATTTTCTCTCCGACACGAATGTCGGGAACATCTCGCACATCGTAACGGCGACTTTCAAAGCTGATTTCCAGCTTATCGCTGACTACACGTTCAGCCAGTGCCGTAATCATCAACTCTTGGCAAATTTCACGGCTTGGCGGTATCACTAACTGTTCAGGGCGAATAAACTGCCACATCTGATAGCGTGTTTTACCGTGTCTAGAATGTTTGGCTCTGGCATTAAAATATTGCATCCAACGTTGAGCGAGTGCGTTTAATTCAAATAAGCCCAACACATTCATAAACCGCAAACCGCTCTCAAATTGCCGTTCCACAATGTCATTGCTTTTCTCCACTTGCCCTTTAGCTCGGGCATTATGGGCTTTTGGCACTTCAATCTTCACGTCTAACTGATTGAGTAAATGCGTAAACATTTGCGAAGTATTCGCCGTGCCTCGGTCAAACATTAAGATCTTCGGCACGCCATAAAAGGGTTCAATTTTGGGATCGGGTTTGGGCTGAATGGCGTTGATAAAACATTGGCTCACGTTTTCCGCTGTTTCACCCCCATAGACATATTCCACATAAATCACACCGCTTGCGTGGTCGGTAATCACATATCGCCACACCCGTTGCGGTTCGACTTTTGCCACATTGGCAGGTTTGTTTTTGTAGAACTGTTCTTGCTCCATAATGCACAACCCATTACCTTTGCCCGTTTCCTTTAAGTAATACAACACACATAAAGACGGGTCGATTTGCCAAACGTGGTTCGGGTGTCGGCTTTGCATTTGTACCACAGGGGCTGGGCGTAATAACTGGTCGGGGTGCATATTGGCATTGCGTAACGCTCGCTCCACTGAAGTAGCCGAATAAGGACGAACTTCACCAGTCGCACTATCTACAAACTCTGCTTTGATTTTGTCGTTCGCTCGCAATATTTCCAATACTCGCTCAAGGGTTGCCATCGTTTTGCCGTTGCTACGTCGCATATGTAACCAAGCGGCACTAATTAAGCTTAACTCAGTTTTTTTAAGCTGATGTTTACCTTTATCCGACCGCACTTTGCGACCACTTTCAGGGCGGTAAGGTTTGAGTTTTCGCAATAACGTAGAACGCCCTAAACCTGTCATTTCCATTCCTTTTTGAATAAAAGGTTCTTTTTCGCCAAATGCCGCCGCATTTATTTTTTCCGCAATTTTGGCGAGTGTTTTTTCTGAAACTGCCATTGCATATTCCTTACCCCAAAATTTCCGCATCTAAAATAGCTTTCATTCTGTCGTCGAGTTCTTCAGGCTCATCAATCGGCGCCCTTGCCCATTCAGGTAACGCATCACCTGTCGGCTCATCGTCCAAATTAAAGTGTTCTTTCAACTCCGACAAAATCAACTGATATTCCGCCAGCACACCGCTCATAAATTGGCGATGGTCAATACCTGTTTCTGCTTGGTGGGCTTGCAAGGATTCAAAGGCTTGAAACACTTGCCCACGCAAAATGGCTTCGGCTTTATAGCTAATTCCTGCCGTTTCTTCGCGTAACACACCGCCACGCTGTTCAGGGGTTTGAGTTTCAATCAGTTTCTGTTTTTTTGCCAAATCCACATCAAGGCGGTTGATTTTTTCATCTTTATTGGCAAGCACTTTCGCCATCGCATCTTTATCTTCTCGCGCTTTACGCAACGCCTTACGCAATTCATCACGGGTCATTCGGTCAATTTCATCTAGCTTTAAACCTGCCACCGTGCCGCCTTCGGCGAGTTCTTTCAAATCGTCATCATCTTGCGTGACCAGCTCTAATAACTTCGATTTACCTAACTGCACCAACTTCGGCGTGGTATCTTGCAAGCCTTCGCCGCAGAATTTCAGCGTGGCTTGCATAAATTTCTGTGCTGCTCGTGGTGTCACATCAAGTTCATTTTGTAAGGTTTCTACAAATTCCCCGTGTGCTAGATGTTCCTTTAAAATAATCAGCACTCGACCAAATTCGAGCATGTTTTCTACCATTGAGCGTTGGCAATGCTTACCACGGTCTACAATAATTTTTTTATCAAAGACTTCGCCGTTGCCCCATTTATCCATAATCGCCATACTGTGGCGTAGATAAGTTTCATTTGAAAGAGAGGTTGATTTTTCGGTTGTTTCTGTCATTTTTATGATCCTTTTTTCTATAATTTAATTCGCTCAAATACGCCGCTGGCGGCGTATTTAAAATGCCCCAGCATTTACTCGCTGACCCATTTCTGCCATTCGGGCTTGTATTTTTTCCGTATCTCGTTGGTGGGTAACGGCAATCTGTAACATCTGAATACCTAAGACAAAGCGTCCTGTTTCTTCCTGTTTTACCACCAACCCTTCTGCAATTAACGCCTGTAATGAACGTGTAATGTTTACAGGGCTTTCGTTCAAACGGTCGGCTAATTCCTTATTGCTTAACCCGATAACACTTCTGCCTTGTAAGGCTTTCAAAATCCGCAATGCACGCCTTGTGCTGTTGATTTTCTCGCTCATTTTGTTTCTCCTTTCTCTGCCCAATCATAAGGTTCAAGCGGTTTAACCTGTTTTGCCTGCATACGTAAAATAAAATCAGGCACTAATTGATATTCTGCTTTGGGTTTAACGATGTAGCCTTGGCGGTTTAAAAACGCCGTGGCGAATTTCACTAAAATTTGTTTCATCTTCTTTCTCCTATTCGTTTTACAAGCGGTGCTATTCCGCTATGGTTTTACAAAAAAACATCGCTTTAGGATCTACCAAATTGTTAAAGAGCAAGTAAGGTTTAAGCTGACTTACGCAGCGGCTTTTAAGCCAAGTTTCACGGCGATCTCGTGGCTTTTACCCCGAGTACCTTTAATCTTGCCGTCCAATACCACGTAAACAAAACGTGGATTGTAGCCATTCGTTTCAGCCCACTGTTTAATAGTGATACCTTGGTTGATAAGCTCATTTTTTACTTGCTGAGCGGTTTTCACGACTTGCATTTATTGCTCCTTGTTGCTGTTTTTAATGTGATATAATTACATTAGTAATATATCGTAAATCTATATTCTGAATTTTATTCAGATTTTCTGAATTTATCAAGAGGAAATTATGAATTCTTTCAAAGAAAAATTACTTCGCTTAAAAAATGAGCTGAAAATATCTACTGATAAAGAAGTAGCAGCGATTTTATGTATGAAACCTACTGCTTTTGCTGAAAGAAAAAAAACAAATAGTTTCCCAGATAAACAGGTTTTGGATCTTGCTCGTGAACGCCCAGAACTCAATTTAGATATAGACTACATTTTGCTGGGGACAAGACGTGAAGTGTTTGAAGCAATGGAAGCCGAAGCCTTGAAAGGTATGCCGGCAGCAGATGAGCCAATGTTCAATATACATCGCGATTTGGGCAATATTACCCAAGAAGAAAGTTTGTTATTACAACATTTCCGCCTATTAAATAGCACTCAAAGGGTAAAAGCATTTGACGCGTTAAAAGGGTTGGTGCTTTCTCAGTTTTTAGATGAAGGTCGCTTTCCTGAGCTTTCTGCGGAGCTAAAGCGTTCAATCGTAGAGTAGTTTTTTCGAAATTATAAGAGGTATGATATGACAGCAATTTATTTTGACGGTAAGTGTCGTTATATCCCTGACCAGCAAACTTTAGCAAAAATTACCTGTAATGAGTTTTATGAATTACAAAAATTAGCGACGGAGTTCAAAACCAATAAGGAGTGGGAAATGGCTTTGGCTTGTTTGTACAAAGCTAAATATCTTGCGGTCAGTAATAATCACGCACCTGAGCTTCAGTATGTTATGCGATTAGCCTTGTTTCTACAACAAGCCAACCGTTTTGAAGAAAGTAAAGCTGAATTACAGGAATTGTTTGAAACAGTGGATGTTCATACTCAAAACCTTGTAAAAGGATTAAACAGAGATCAAGCTCTTCTCAGCCAAAAATTTAAGGCTCTCTATTTAGAAACCTTGTTTGACAAAGCTAGACTGATTTACAAGCGAGGAAAATGCATTCAAGAAGCAGAACATTTTGGTGAGCTATCATTGCAATATCGTAAAGAAGTGGAATATTTAGATAACATCATTGATGAACAAGTTTCACTTGATATTGATGAAATGAAGCTGGAAATAGCGGAATATTCAGCGACAGAACAACTAGAAAATGAGAGCGGCAGAAGTAAATATAATAATGTTCTTAATTTTGTAGTTGGGTTGGGTTTCATCACTGTTCTTATTTATATTCTTTTAGTATAAAAAGGAGGGAAACAATGAAATCTCTGCTTACACTTACCTATTCCTTGTTCTTTGGTATGGTAGAGATTGCCTACGCCTCGGAAAAATTTGAATGCGGTAAACGCACCTGTAGCCAAATGAACAGCTGCGAAGAAGCTCGTTTCCACCTCACCCAATGTGGTGTCAGTAGCCTCGACCGCGATAAAGACGGCATACCTTGTGAGAGTTTGTGCGGTGGGAAGAAGAAAAAGAATGGATAAATTAACCTGAGGGAATGAAATGACAGAACAACAATCAGAATTACAAAATATCATTATTCGTAATGAACAAGATGCTTATGATTTTTTGCGCCAAATCTATGAAACTGAACTTGGCAATGATGTGTCTAAGTTACACGTGCAATTTGAAGGGTGGCCAAAAGTTCAAGTAAAATTGACAGGCGAAAAATATCAGTCCACAATTACACCTTCAATTATGAAGGCTTTCTTGAAATTGCAAGATGGTTTATATAAAGCCTATGCGTTAGCAGTTTACGCTGATAGTAAACATCGTTTAAGTGATGATGAAAAGAAAGACTTAGAACTCATTATTAAAGTTAGTCAAGGTTCGTCTAAGTTTGATGGAGAAAACATTGATTGGGGAAATGTTTTAACAGGGTTGATTTCAAAGATGACTAGTAAGCATTTGATGATCACATTGTTGTTTGGGCTTCTGTGTTATTTTGGTACAGATGCTTATAAAATGTTTCTCGACGATAAACAAGCAGAACGAGAAGCTCAGGCTCAGTCAGATACGACAGCAAAACTAGTAGAACTTAATGAAAAAACATTAGACGTTTTGGCTGAGCATCAAAAAGAAAACCGTGAACTTATTCGCCAACTGGTCGAACAAAAACCTGAGCTGGAAGAAATTGCGATTGAAGCGAAAGAAACTAAGCGAGAATTCTTTAAACAAGCCAGTGATGCGGAAAAAATCAATATCCAAGGCGTTGAAGTCACTGGCGAACAAGCAAAAGAGTTGGCGAAAAAACAACGTCTGTCGCCTGCACGTGAATTTGAAGAAATTCGCCTCGATGGAATGTATCGTATTTTAAATGTCAATACAGAATTAGATACAGGCTTCAAAGTTAGCATTCGTAATGAAGCAAGCGGTCAGGAATTAATTGCAGAAGTGCAAGACAACACTTTCCAAAGCCAATACAAAAAAGCCATTGAAACCGCAACCTTTGAAAAACGCCCTGTCGCATTAGATATTAATGCGAAACAGAAAGTTGCCAATGGCACAATTTATGATGTTGTCGTCATTAAGGCTGTTTTACACAAATCGACTAAATAATCCTTAAACCAGTTTAAAATCACTTTCTCTCTTAATCCCCTACACTCCGTTGTGAAGTTAAACCTTTACAACGGAGTTTTTTATGTCCCAAACTGCAACTCTTTCTGATTTTAACAAAGCCTTTGATCGTGTTATTCAACACGAAGGTGGCTATGTAAATGACCCACGAGATGCAGGCGGTGAAACCAAATTCGGTATCACTATTCACACTGCTCGTGCAAATGGCTATACAGGGTCAATGTTCACAATGACTCGTGATGATGCCAAACAAATCTATTTAAAAGCCTTTTGGCAACGCTATCGTTGCAATGAATTTCCTCCTGAGCTTGCTTTTCAGTTTTTTGATGCCTGTGTCAATCACGGTTCGGGTAATGCAAGCCGTATGCTACAACGTGCTGTGGGTGTCGTTGATGATGGCATTATTGGTGAGATTACCCTTGCGGCAATTCGTAAGCGTTCCACCGTAGAAGTCGTTACCCTTTTCAATGCAGAACGCCTTGAGTTTTATACCAAGCTCAGTGGTTTCCAACATTTTGGCAAGGGCTGGATTCGCCGTATGGCAGGCAATCTGCGTTATATCGCTGATGATGTGGGAGATGAATAATGAAAAAACTCAGCAACAATGCTAAACGCAGTCGTGCAAAAAATGGCGGTCGTTACACTACCGCTGAAGTGATTTTATTAGAACGTGGGTGGTATTGGTAATGGCTAAATTTGCAGAACTCTTTACTAATTCAGACGGTCGCCTTTCGACCACGGGATTTATCCAGTTTTTCGGGGCGTTGTTGATGTCAGCGATTTTGGCTTATTGCGTCTATTTAGATCGCAGTTATGTGCCTGAATTATTTATGACCTTTGCGGTGTTCTGCGGTGGTCAAGTGGCTACAAAAGGTTTTGCCAATGCCTTGAGTAGCAAGCGACAAGGAGAGTTTGAATGATGACAGTAAAAATTGTGACCGTGGTGTTATTTCTTGCTGCTTGTGTTTTGTTTTGGCTTTGGCTCAAAGCAGAACGCTTAGCAGAGCGTAATCGGAAGCTACAAGCAGAAAACCAACAACAAGCGGTCGAAATCCAGCAAAAAAATGCAGAGGTACAAAATGCAAAAATTCAACAAACGCATCGTGAAAATGTTCAGCGTGTTAGCCCTGATACCGTTGATGAGCAGTTGCACGCACACAACTACTTCCGTGACGACGACAGGTTGCACGGCATTCGGGCTGATTTACCCAAGCCGTCAGGATACGACGGAAACGAAACGCCAAGTACTAGCACACAATCTGACCTATGAAGAAGTCTGTAAGGAGCAGTCTAAATGACAGAGATTCTGGATTTCTTACGCCAACATTTCGCCTTGATTTCTACTGTTATTGGTTTAGTTGGGGCTGGATTTTGGCTAAAAATGGATAGTAAGTATGCCAAAAAATCCGATGTGAATACCCTTGCTGAAAATGTTGAACACTATGACCGACGTTTAACTCAGCTTGAAACAAAAGTGGATAACTTACCCACCGCTCAAGATGTCGCAAGACTTGAAATTTTAATGACGGAAGTGCGAGGGGAAACGCAAACGGCTAATGCAAAAATGACTTCAATAAATCACCAAGTCGGCTTATTACTTGAAGCAAAAGTATTAAAGGAATGATGTATGCAGACAATTTTAACCAAAGATCAACGTTTAGTGATTTTACGTTCTCTTGCCGAAGCTGGCTATGATGCCAATGAGTCTATTTTAAGTGATTGCCTTGATTTATATGGTCACGATATTAGCCGTGATCTTGTGCGTAATCACCTTGTATGGTTAGAAGAGCAAGGGCTTATTCAGCTTGAGCGTTTAAAAGATGGCTATATGGTTGCCAGCATTACGCAACGTGGGTTAGATGTGGCTCAAGGTCGAGTGACGGTTGAAGGGGTAAAACGCCCAAGACCTAAGGTTTAAACGGTTTTTAAAGGATATTTAAGGAGCGTTTAAATGAATGAGAAAACGACCCGTGGACGTGCAAGTAAAGTGGATTTATTACCGCCGAACATCAAAACCCAACTGGCAATGATGTTGCGTGATAAGCAATATTCACAAACGCAAATTCTAGAAGAAATTAACGATCTGATCCGTGATTGTGGGCTTGATGAAAGCTATTGTTTAAGTAAAACAGGGCTAAATCGCTATGCCAATCGTATGGAAAAAATGGCAAGTAAAATCCGTAATGCACGAGAAGTGGCAGAAATTTGGACGAAACAATTTGGTGAAGCTCCGCAGTCTGACATTGGGAAAATCGTGATGGAAATGGTGAAGAATATTGCCTTTGAAACGTCCATTAGATTGGGTGAACAAGAAGGTGGTATTGAGCCGAAAGATTTAGCATTGTTATCGTCGGCATTACAACGTTTGGAGCAAGCGGAAAGTTTAAGCTATGAGCGTGAACGTAAAATCCGCAAGGAAGTGATTGAACAAGCTGCTAAAGCCGTAGAAGAAAGTGGTACACAAGCAGGACTATCCCTTGAAGATGTGACAAAAATGGTAAAAGCAGTTTATGGCATTGAATAACACCGTTCTCTATGACTATCAAAAGCGATGGTTAAACGATAAAAGCCGTTTCAAAGTAGCAATGTTTGCTCGTCAAACAGGTAAAACCTTTACCACTACCCTTGAAATTGTACTGGATTGCTTAGAAGCAGAAGCCAACGGCGAACGTACTCGCTGGGTAATCCTTTCTCGTGGAGAACGCCAAGCGAAAGAAGCAATGAATGAAGGAGTAAAACGCCATCTTGAAGCAATGGGGATTGTTTGCGAAGTATTGGAAGTGCCTTTTAAAGAAGACACTACGATTAATGCCTTAGAAGTGATCTTCCCTAATGGTTCAAAAATCACTGCATTACCTGCCAATCCTGACACGGCTCGTGGTTTCTCAGCCAATGTGTTCTTAGATGAGTTTGCATTCCACCAAGATAGCCGTGAAATTTGGAAAGCCTTATTCCCTGTGATTTCTGCTGGTTGGAAATTACGAGTTGTTTCTACCCCAAATGGTAAAGGTAACAAGTTCTACGAGTTGATGACTGACTTAAATAATAATGAATGGTCACGCCACTCAGTTGATATTTATCAGGCTGTTGCAGATGGTTTACCTCGCAATGTAGAACAGTTAAGAGTGGGCTTAAATGATGAAGATGCGTGGGCTCAAGAGTTTGAGTTGAAATGGTTAGATGAAGCAAGTAGTTGGCTCTCTTATGATTTGATTGATGGTGTTGAGCATTCGCACGCAGGATTGCCATTCCACTATACAGGTAATCCGTGTTTTGTAGGCGTTGATATTGGGGTGCGAAATGACCTATTTATTATTTGGGTTATTGAACTAGTAGGTGATGTATTCTGGACAAGAGAAATCACCGCTTTAAAACGAGCGAGTTTTGCAACACAAGATGCTGAGCTTGACCGAGTATTTGCAGAATATCGTGTATTGCGTTGTTGTATTGACCAAACAGGCTTAGGGGAGAAACCCGTAGAAGATGCTAAACGCCGTTTCGGTGAATACCGAGTTGAAGGGGTTATTTTCACCCAAACGAATAAAATGATGCTTGCTACCCTTGGCAAAGAAGTATTTGAAGATAAACGACTACGCATTCCACAGGGAGATAAAGCATTACGAGAAGATTTGCATAAGCTCAAAAAGGTGACTGGAGCAAATGGTCAGCCACGCTTTGTTGCAGAACGAGATAGTCAAGGTCACGCAGATAGAACTTGGGCGTGCTTCTTAGCATTGTATGCAGCATCTGATGTGAAGCAACCTGTTGCACCACTAGCACGCAAACCACGTCGTAGCCAGCAACTTTCTGAAGGTTATTAGGATATGAAAAATAAAAAAGATTTAATCAGCGAAATTGCCACTCGTGCAAGAAGTTTTGACCATTGGGCAACGGGGTATCATCTGCCGAACCCTGATCCTATTCTCAAAAAAATGGGAAAAGACATTGCTGTTTATCGTGAATTACTATCAGATGGGCAAGTTCGTTCAGGTGTCCGTCGCAGAAAGGCGGCAATCAAAGGCTTAGAGTGGCGAATTACGACCACGAATAATGAAAAAGTTGATGAGCAACTTTATCAAGTATTTAACCGCTTGCCATTAAATAACATCATCACCGACATGCTAAACGCTTCTCTGTTTGGCTATCAAATTTCTGAAGTAATTTGGGCGGAGCATGATGGTTTGATTGTGCCAGCCGAAATTATTAGTAAAAAGCCAGAATGGTTTGTGTTTGATGAAGACAATCAGCTTCGCTTTCGTACCAAGGAGCATTGGATTGAGGGTGAATTACTGCCTGAGCATAAATTCCTTTTAACGACACAAGAAGCAACCCAAGACAACCCATACGGCTTAGGCGATTTATCGCTGTGCTTTTGGGCGGCAACCTTTAAGAAAGGCGGTTTTAAATATTGGTTAGAGTTTACCGAAAAATACGGCTCGCCGTGGCTTATCGGTAAACACCCTCGCACGACATCAGATCCTGAAAAAGATCGTTTGGCTGATAGCCTAGAAGCAATGATAGGGACAGCCATTGCAGTTATCCCTGATGATGCCAGTGTGGAAATTGTGGAGTCCGCAGGCAAAGGGGCTTCTAGCGACAGTTACGAGAAGTTCTTAGCGTTCTGTAAAGGTGAAATCAATATTGCGTTATTGGGGCAAAACCAAACGACAGAGCAAGAAAGTAATCGTGCATCGGCTACCGCAGGGCTTGAAGTGTTAGAGAGTATCCGTGCAGACGACCAAGCGATGATTGAAGCAACCTTCAATCAGTTGTTGCAATGGATTTGTCACTATAACTTCAATGTCGAACAGTTGCCTACATTTGAGTTTTTTGAGCAAGAAAGCATAAATACCGAGCAAGTTGAGCGTGATGAGAAGCTACACCGAATGGGTGTGCGGTTTACGAAACAATACTTTATGCGTGAATATGGCTTTGAAGATGGTGATATTGAGCTACAAGCGGTGAGCTCGACGGTAAATTTTGCAGAACATCACCATCACGAAACAGAAATGGATCGGATTGTCAGCCAAATGGGTGAACTTTCTCAGCATTCATTAAACGCTAATATTGCTCAAGTTAGAGCAAGACTTGATACCGCCGAGAGCTTAGAAGAAGCTCAACAAATTTTAGATGATATTTTGCCCCAGTTAGATTTTAGTGAATATGCACAACTGTTTGCCGAAGGGCTAACCACGGCGACATTGCGTGGTCGCTATGAAGTGAAACAGGAAGCCAAGCGATGAGCATTGTTGCACAACCCTTGCCGTTTAGTGAGCAAATTGAATACTTTCGTAAGAAAGTAAATATCCCAACTGCAACCTACCTTGATATTTACGGCGAAGCCCACGACTATGCTTTTGTGGTTGCTGGAGCTCATACACAAGAAATCATCGGTGACTTTCGCCGTGCGATAGATGATGTGATTGAGCGAGGTGGTACATTAGAAGAGTTTCGTAAGGTATTCGATGCCATTGCCGACAAACATAGCTGGGAATATAACGGTGGGCGAAATTGGCGTAGCCGTATTATTTATGACACTAATCTTTACGCCAGCTATAACCACGGGCGTTATATGCAACAGCGTGAACTTGCTGATGTAATGCCTTATTGGGAATATGAGCATAATGACTCAGCTCACCCAAGACCGCAACACGTTGCGTGGGACGGCTTAGTATTACGAGCAGATGATCCGTGGTGGGACTATCATTATCCAACCCGTGCATACGGTTGCCATTGCACTGTGCGTGCTTTAGATGATGTCGATCTCAAATATCAAAATAAAACCGTGCAACAAGCCCCTGAAATTGAGTGGGAAGAAAAGGTGATCGGACAGCGTTCAGGCAGTCCGAGAATTGTGCGAGTGCCGAAAGGTGTCGATCCAAGTTTTGAACACCCAAAACGCCTTGTGCCTGTGCATAAGGTAGATGAAATTTTAATGCAGAAACTGGTCGAAGCTCCACCGCAGTTTGCCAGTTCTGCGGTGAGTAATGTCTTGAATTATACCCCAGCATTAGCCTTATTAAACCGTTCAATGAAAGAGATGGTGGACACGGTTGTCGCAGATAAAATGGCTCGTGGGCAGATGAAATATGTTGGCGTTATTCCCCGTGATGTAGTGAAAAAACTAGAAACGATGGAGCTTGCTCCACAGACCGCAGTGATTGCAGTGCGTGATGACGATATTCTGCACGCCTTGCGTGATGTGAAGCAAGGTAAAGGGATAAACCTACCGCTTGAGTTTTGGCAACAGTTGCCTGAAAAATTGCGTAATCCGAAAGCGATTTTATTAGATAGTTCTCAAAAACTTAATGCACTGTTATTTGTGTATGAAGAAGATGGAGCCAAAATAATCATTTCAATGGACTATAAAGTACAGGTGAAAAACAGTGTTACGAAGAAAAAGGAACGGATTGCACTGAATATGGTGACAACTGGCACAAAAATTAGCAATGCTCGTCAATGGGAAAGTTTGAAAGGCTATGAAGTCTTATGGGGAAATTTAGAATAATCCGCAGGTTTGCCTGATTCGAACAGGATCATACGGTAGTTGCCTAGCGTAACCTTTCCAGTAGGAAACCCCCTGCGGATAGCTAAACTATACGCCTAAACTATTTTTTAATCAATAGGAACAATAATGATCCATATTAAACTTGATGCGGACCAAGCTCTCAGGGGCTTACACCGTACAGCCCAAAACTTGCAACAGGGCAAAAAGCTCTTTGGGATGTTGGGTGAAACATTACGTTCAATTCACAAAGACCGTTTTGAGAAAGAACAGGCTTCACCTGATGGAGAAAAGTGGACTCCATTATCGGCAAAGTATCAGGCTAAAAAACGTAAGAATGCCGATAAAATTTTAATTCACGATGGCTATTTAAAAAATCTACTTCGCTTTCAAGCAACCAATGAAGGCGTAACCTTTGGAAGTGACCGCAAGTATGCTCGCTTACATCACTTTGGCAGTAATAAAGCCAGTGGCAAAGGTTCAGGTATCCCCGCTCGCCCTTGGCTTGGTGTAAGCAAGAAAAACGAAGACTACTTACTGGCAAAAACAGAACATTTTTTACGAAATGTGATTGGCAATAGCTAAATTTCAAAAATAACGCCTAAAACGCCCGATTTAGCGTTTTATTCTTTTTTCAATAAATGATAGCTCGACACAAATTCAAGGCGTTTATAAACACCTGTAAACGCCTTAAATCGCATATTACACTCTTCTGACTTGTCTATTTTATTTTTGCATTCCTTAAACTAGTTTAAAAGCCGAAAACACTCTCTTTTTTCATAATGCTTATCGAAACGGAGGCATTATGAACCTAATCGAAATCTTCAAAGCTGGCACTCGTAAAGATGCCAATGGCACAGAAGTCACTATTACTGTTGCCGACCTAAAACAAGCCGTAGAAAGCTATAACGTGGAATTTCACGAAGCCCCTGCGGTGATTGGTCACCCTGAACATAACCACCCTGCGTATGCGTGGGTGAAACGTCTAGAACTGGAAGGCGATATTCTCAAAGCGGAACTTGACCAAATTGACCCTGAATTTGCCGAGATGGTGGATAAAGGGCGGTTTAAAAAAGTGTCTGCGTCATTCTATCTCGCCAATAGTCCGAATAATCCTAAACAAGGCTCGCTCTATTTACGCCACGTTGGTTTTTTAGGGGCAATGCCACCTGCAGTAAAAGGGCTTCGCAACCCTGTTTTTGCCGAAGGCGAAGAAGGTGTGGTGGATTTCTCAGACTGGACGGAAGCAACCCTGTGGCGACGTTTGCGTGATTGGATTATTGGCAAGCACGGTCAGGAAGAAGCCGATAAAGCTCTGCCTGATTATTTGGTATCCAGCATTCAAGAAGATGCCGTGCGTGAAGATATGAAACGCATTTATGAAGCCCCTGAGCCTAACCCTATTTTTAATGAACCAAAGAAACCTAAAGGAGAACGTCAAATGTCAATGACACCCGAAGAAATTGCAGCAATGCAAGCCGAAAATGCCCAGCTAAAAGCCGAAAAAGCTCAAGCTGAAGCAGAGAAAGTCGCCGAAAAACTGGAAGCAACCAAGGAGGACAATGCGTCCTTTTGTGAAAACTTAGTCACTCAAGGCAAACTTGCCCCTGTTGCAAAAGACGCTGCTCTTGCCTTGCTTAACTGCTCGGCAACGATGGCAAGCGGTCAAGTCGTCAATTTTAACGAAGGGGAATCTATTCACAGCTTAACCAAAAAGTTCTTAGAAGCCCAACCGCAAATTGTGCAGTTTGGTGAAGTGGCGACGAAAGAGAAAGCCGCTGAAACCGAGCCTAATGTAGTGAATTATGCTGAAACGGACGACCCTGCTCGTGTTGAGTTAGACCTCAAAGCTCGTGCGTATATGAAGCAACACAGTGTGGATTACGCCACGGCAATTAGTGCGGTGATGTAGCGTAAGCAAAATTAAATAACCAAGAGGAAAATAAAATGAGTGGACAAAAAGTACATACTCGCCTGACAGATCCTGTCTTAACCCAGTTTGCGTTGGGTTATAAAAATGCCGCCTTTGTTGGCGAAAAATTATTGCCGATTGCTGAAGTGCCGAAAGAAGGCGCACGCTTGCCGCAATTTGGCAATGAAGCCTTTGTGGCGGAAGAAGATGAACGTGAATTACACGCAGCAAGTAACAAAATTACCCCAGTCAAAGTAACTCAAAAAACCATTGAGTTAGTCGAACACGACCTTGCTCACCCGATTGACTATCGTGAGGGCAAAGAAGCTGACTTCGCTTATGAGCAATATGCGATTTCTGTGGTGCGTGAAAAAATGATGTTAAATCACGAAAAGCGTGTTCACGCCTTAGTCAGCAATGAAGCAATTTACGGTTCAAACAACAAAATTGTGTTATCTGGTACAAGCCAATTCAGCGACACAACCTCGGATATTTTCGGCGTATTTGATGATGCGTTTGAAAAAGTGCGTAAACAAGCGGGTGTTGCAGTAAACCAAATTGTGATCCCTTCTAATGTTTGGGCTGTACTACGCAAACACGACAAAATTGTTGAAATTTTGAAACGTCGTGGTATTCAGCGATTAACACCACAACTTTTTGCGGAAATGTTGAAAGATGAAGGTCAAGAGTTAGAAGTCAGTGTAGGTCGTGCTACTTACCGTGCCACACTCGATGCCGAGCCGACATCCATTTGGGCAAATGATATTGTGATGGCGTATGTGCCGAAAGCTCGTGCAGATGGCTCTCACGCAATGTATCAGCCTTCATTTGGTTATACCTTCCGCCGTCAAGGTTCACTTGTGGTAGATAAATATGACGAAGTTGGAGGCAAAGTCTATAACGTGCGTTGTACTGATATTCACAAAGAACACGTTTTAATGCCAAGTTCAGGCTTCTTAATTAAATCAGCAGTCTAGCCCCCTTACCCCCTTTTTTCAAAGGGGGGGGGAAATGAAACATTGTTACACATACTGAAAAGGAAACGATATGAGAGAACGTCAAATGATTGTCGCTATTGTAGTTGGATCAGCCATTATCCATAAGGGTAAACATTATCAAATCGGGGATGAAATTGAAGTCACCGAGCAAGAGTATCATCAAAACTCTCTTTATTTACAGCCAAAAGACGAAGCGATTAAAGCTCGTCAAGAGGCTCAAGCAGAAGCTGAAGCTAAAGCAAAATCTCTTGCCGAAGAAGCTCAAGCAGAAAAACAAGCATTGCAAACCGCTTTAGCCGAGGCTCAAGAAGCCCATACCAAAGCGGAAGCCTTAGCCAGTGAAAATGGTTTACGAGCAGAAGAAGCTGAAGCTCGTATCAAAGAACTCGAAGCTCAATTAGCTAAGAAAGAGAGCGAAATTGCAACGCTTTCTGCAGAATTGACCGCTTGTAAAGCAGAAAAGCCAAAATCAGCTAAAACGAAAGAGGCTTAGCAATGTACATCACCGCTGATGAGTTAATTGGCTCTTTTAGTAAGCAGATCTTAGTTCAACTCAGTAATGACGACCACAGAGCGACGGAAGTGAATATGGCTGTGGTGGAACAGGCAATTCAAACGGCTTGTGAACGTATTGATGCATCACTGCGTAGCCGTTATGCCTTACCCCTTACTCAAGTGCCAACAATGATTAACTCGCACGCTTTGTACCTTGCTCGTCACTGGCTCTACGCTCGCCGTGCAGAAATGAAAATGCCTGAAACGGTGAAAGACACCTACGCTCAAGTGATTAAAGAGCTAGATGCGATTGCTAAAGGTACGTTACATCTTGGATTAGCCAATACAGAAGATGTGAGTGAAACAGGCGATTTATTGCCTGATGTAGGTGAATATGCGGTGCGAGCCAAACAGCAAATAGATACTGGAGGTTACTAATGTCTGCCACCTTGCCGATTTTGACCGAGTTTGAAACTCGCTTGAAAACGCAGTTTCCCGATTGGGATATTCAGCTAATGCCCGATGACCCTAGCCATTATTTTCTGTCACACCCAAATGGTGCGGTCTTGATTAGTTATGCAGGGTCAAAATTTAGTGAGCCACGCTCTACGTCGGTGATTACGCAAACTCGCAAGGTACATATTGTCTTTACGGTGTTAAGTCGCAACTTGCATAACGACTTTGGTGCTTTGCAGTTTTTAGATGAGTTACGACTTTCCGTAGTTGGCTTTCAACCGATGGACTGTACGCCAAGCTGGCTAGTTGAAGAACAGTTTGATGAGCAAGAAAGCGGTGTGTGGATTTATCAACTAGTTCTAGCCACAGAAACATTGCAAATTCAACGATTACAAGCGGTCGATTTAGAGCCGAAATTTACCACGTTGATTGCTAGACAAGAACATCAACCCCTTGATGTCCGTTTAAAACCCAAATCATAGGAGAATAGTATGTCTCAATTCCATCACGGTACAGAAACCAAACGAGTGAAAGGCGGTTCTGTACCTGTTCATACCGTCGATGGTGCTATTATCGGTATCGTCGGCACTGCCCCTGTTGGTGCAGTAAATGAGCTGAAATTGTGTATGACCAAAAAGGATTTTGCACAATTCGGCAATGTGTTAGATCGTGGCTATACCTTGCCAGATGCCTTAGATATTATTAGCCGTTATCAAGCAGGGCAAGTTTATGTGGTCAATGTGTTAGACCCAGCTAAACACCGTACGACGGTTTCAAGTGAAAATTTAACCTTAGATAAAGACCGCCTGACCGCAACCTTAGCATACGCTGGGGTGATTGAATTAAGTCTTAGCCATAGTTCAGGTTCGCTGACAAGTGGGCAAGATTACACCGCCGATTTACTGACAGGTGAAATCAAGTTTCATCGTATGTTAGAAAATGTGACTGCGACTTATACTTATGCAGACCCAACCAAAGTCACGGAAGCAGATATTAAAGGTGCGATTGATACAGGTACAGGCAAACGTACAGGCTTTGAAATGTTGCGTGCAGGCTTTAACTTGTTTGGTAGTGATGCCAAGATTTTACTCTGCCCACACTACGACACCCAAGCAACAATGGCAACTGCACTAGAAACCCTATCAAGCCAACTCAATGCGATTGCTTATATCCAAGCTCCACAAGGCACAACCCTTGCAAAAGCCTTGGCAGGACGTGGTACAGAAGGACAAATTAACTTCAAGACTTCAAGTGACCGTACACATTTATTCTTCCCACACGTTGTGGGAGAGCGTAATACCCTTGAAAGCCTTGCGACCCACGCTGCAGGTTTGCGTATGCGAACGGACGTTGATTTCGGCTATTGGTTCTCAACATCTAACCGTCAATTAAAAGGCGTAATTGGGGTGGAAATTCCGCTGACCGCTCGTGTTGATGATATTCAATCAGAAACCAACCGCTTGAATGCAGTGGGAATTACGACGGTATTTAACAGCTATGGCACAGGCTTCCGCTTGTGGGGTAACCGCTTAGCGAATTACCCAACAGAAACCCATATTGTCAATTTTGAAGTGGTACAACGTACCGCAGACTTAATTGATGAATCTCTTCGTCGTGTAGAGTTGCAATTTATTGACTTGCCGATTGATGATGCTTTGCTAGATGCATTGCTAGGCACGATTGAAACCTATATGGGTACATTGCGTTCTATTATTGGTTTTGAAGTCTGGCTTGATCCTGATGCGGATTTGGTTGATGCCTTTAGTAAAGGCAACGTGCCGATTAAATATAAGTTCACGCCAAAAATCCCAGCGGAACGCATCACGAATACGTCTGAAGTGACTCGTGAGTTCTTAATTAATTTAACCAGTCGTGGAGGTAATTAATGAGTGCAATTATTCATCAAGTTGATAATGCCAACGTCTATCTCAATGGCGTGAGTTTTATCGGTAAAACCAAAAGCGTTAAATTGCCAGAGTTTAACCCTGTGATGATTGAGCATAAAAATTTAGGTTTAGTCGGCACAATCAATTTACCGTCAGGGGTGGAAGCCCTTGAAGGTGAAATTGTCTGGGACGGCTACTATCCTGAAGCAATGGCTATCGCCCTGAATCCGTTCAAAACTGTACAGCTGATGGTGCGTGGCAATGTACGGGTATTCAATGCCACAGGTAGAGCTGCTGAAGTACCGTTAGTTGTTATCATTAACGGCAGCTTCAGTAAAATTGGCAACGGCGAATACAAACAAAATGAAGCCGCAGAATATGCGATGACTTATAAAGCACATAGTATTAAGGCAACCATTGATGGTAAAGAAGTGCTGTATTACAACGCTTTCACCAATGAATACCGTGTAGCAAGTGAAGATGTGCTGTCACAATATCGTAAGAATGTTGGGCAGTAATCTTTAAAGTAGTTTAAAAGCAGTTTAAACGCCCTTTCAATAAACTCCTTAGTGAAGTTAAACAATAACCTACTAAGGAGTTTTTTATGTCTGAAAAGTTAAATGATCTACTGATTTTTGCCACGGTGAAATTAGATTACCCTATCAAAGACGGTCACGGTAATGAAATTACTGAGCTCAAAATTCGCCGTGCAAAAGCGAAAGATTTACGCAATGCACAAAGTCAAAAAAATGATGCAGACCAAGAATTTTATCTAATTTCCATTCTAACAGGCTTAGTAATGGAAGATATTGCTGAGTTAGATATTGCTGATTATCAACAGGTTCAAACTGCATTAAAAGAAATGCAAAAGGGAAAGTCAGCTTAGAGCAACTTGATGCGGTATTGGCAGATTTAGCTTGGTGGTATGGTTGGCAACCGAGTGAACTGGACGAGTTTACGTTGGATGAGATTCAAAAATGGTATAACCAAGCAGATAGACAGGTCAAAGCTAGATATACAAAAGCCGCTTTATAGCGGCTTTCTGTTTAATGTTTAGGTTGAAAAGAGAGATGGCTTTCAGTCTTATCTTCTGTTACGCCTAACGGCATTTTGCCTCCATTTTGATAGCTGGGTTGTAATTTTCGTTGCCGTCTATGCTTATCCCATTTAATCATTCGGTAGGCGAGCCATACAAATAAGACTCCCCAAAGCCAAGGGGAAAAAGCAACACCTACATAGGCAAAAATAGCGAACCCAATCAAGCTGAAGATAAAACTTAAAAGTGAAACGAACATATTTTTAAAGGCTTGACTTCTTAAATCCTATTAAAAGTTGCTTTTGCATATTACGCAAAATAGGATTTCTAGCCTGCAAAAATTTCGGTAGCTTATTTGGCTTTAGTGAGGATTGAATATAGCTGTTAGCCCAAGCTAGGACAATGACTGTAACAACGATACCTATTATTACAGGAATATAAGTAACAGCAAATGTAATGCCAATAAGTGCCAAAATACTAACAAAGAACAAACCAACGACAGTAAATACATTATCCAAAAATTTAAACAACATATTTTCCTCCGAACTATTGTTTTTAAGGAACTATAAATTATGTCATCAAATTTAGCAATATCTTTAGTTATTGGAGCTTCTGTTGGCGGTGCAGTAAGTGCATTACGGGGCTTAAAAAACGAGTTAAATATACTCAAAGATTCTGCCTTATCTACACCTGCAAAGCTAGGTGCCTTAGGTTCAGGGATAGTAAAAGGCTTTGGTGGTGCTATATCTACCACAACAGCAATAGGCTCATCTATTATGGGTATTGCTCAACCAGCTATTCAATTTGAGAGTGCAATGGCAGATGTGAAAAAAGTAGTGAACTTTGATACGCCTGAACAATTTAAGGAAATGGAAAAGGACATCCTTAAATTAACTCGCACAATTCCGATGGCTGGGGAAGAAATTGCGGCTATTGTAGCAGCTGGAGGGCAGGCTGGTCTTGCTCGTGAGCATTTATTAGGGTATGCCACAGATGCCGCCAAAATGGGAGTTGCATTTGATATGGCTGCTGGTGAAGCGGGTACCGCAATGGCAAATGTACTTGGGAAACCAATTTCTGAAATGGCAAAGTTTGGTGATGCTATTAACTATCTCTCTGACAATGCTAACTCAAAAGCCGCCGATATTGTGAATGTAATTACTCGTGCTGGTTCTGATACGAGAATGTTAGGTCTGTCTGAAAATCAAGCTGCTGCACTTGGCTCTACATTTCTATCAATGGGTAAAGCTCCTGAGTTAGCTGCACAAGCAATAACAGGAATAACATCTGCTTTTGCTGAATTAAAAGCAGGCAAACATCAAGAAGAACTAAAAGCCCTTGGTTTTACGACAAAGTCCTTTGCAACTGCAATGAATAAAGATGCTCAAGGAGCAATCACTAGTTTTATTGAAAAAGTTAAAAAACTACCAAAAGATAAGCAATATCCACTTTTAGCTAAAATGTTTGGTAAGCAATATGCTGATGATGTGATGTTATTAGCTCAAAATACTGGTGAATATAACCGTCAATTACAGTTGCTTCAAGAAACAGATAAAAATGGTGAGTTGAAATATCTTGGTTCAATGCAACGTGAATTTGAAAGTCGCAGTTCAACAACAGAAAATAACTTACAACTTTTAAAAAATAGCTTCTCTGAGATTGGTGTAACCATTGGAGCTAAATTTCTTCCTCTTATCAATAATATAGTGAATGACATCAAGCCTGTTGTGTATAGTGTTGTTGAGTGGATTGGAAAGAACGAACAATTAGTCAATCAAGTATTACTTATTGGAGCTGGGCTTGCGACAGCTTCCGTTGGCTTCTTTGCATTAAAAGGTATCCTTTCTAGTATTGCATTTGTCACTTTTGGAGCTTACAAAACATTTGTTGGCTTTTTTCAGATTGGATGGGCTTTAGTTCGTGTTAGTACATTACTAACGCTTAAAGTATTAGATCTTGGTATTTCTTTTGCTAAATTATTTATCAAGATTAATTTAGGTATTATGAAAGGCTTTGTTTCTATCTTGAGAGGAACACTATCGCTCACATTTGCTCTTGGAAAAGCTCTTGGTGGAATACTATTAAATGCAGTCTTAGGTATTGGAAAAGCATTTCTGTTTTTAGGTAGGGCAATGTTGGCAAGTCCTGTTGGTACATTAATTGCCATTGGTACAGTTGCATTATTAGTTTATCAATATTGGGAACCCATTAAAGGTTTTTTCCTTAATCTATGGACAACTATTAAGCCTTATTTTGATAATTTCAGTCAGTTTGTCAGTAATCTTTGGAATGGTATTTCAGGAATTTGGTCGTCTGTATGGGGTGGGATAAGTAACTGGTTTTCAGGCTTATGGGAAAATCTCAAGAGTTTATTTAGTGGTAACTTTTCTGCTCTTGGTAACATTATCCTTTCTTTTAATCCTCTAGCTCTATTCACTACGATTTTTACTTCAGTATTAAATTGGTTTGGGATTGATTTACCTGCAAAATTTAGCAATTTTGGTAAAAACATCATTGACGGTTTAGTCAATGGTATCAGCAATGCGTGGAATTTAGCTAAAGAAAAAGTTAGTGAATTAGGCAATGGTATTAAAGGTTGGTTTGCAGAAAAATTAGGGATCCATTCCCCTAGCCGTGTATTTAAAGGCTACGGTGTCAATGTAGTGGAAGGCTTAGTGATTGGTATGGATAAGGCTCAACCTCTTGCAACTGAAGCCAGCCAACATCTTTCAAATGCAGTGACATTTGAACCTGTTTTAAATACGGTTGAAACGATATTTAAACCAACCTTAATCAAGGAAAAAGGCTTCTTTGGTAGTTTATGGGACGATATTCAATTCGGGGCGAATATGGTCGGCAATCTATTTGGCTTAAATCAACCTACGGATTTACGCACGCCGTCCTTTAATCCCCAAGCAAAAGACGGCGGTTTGTTTGCGGATTATCAACCCTTAAACAGAAATGAAGTCTCCAATACAGCAACAACCCATAATCAAGGGATTACGGTGCATTTTAGCCCTAATATCACGATCTCAGGTTCAGCCCCTGCCCCTGATTTAAAAGAACAGTTATTGCAAGCGTTAAATGACCCTGCAATGTTATACGGTTTGGAGCAACTGCTTAATCGAGTAAACGACCAATTTGGACGGAGAGCTTACTAATGGCAAATTACGCATTACTTGGCAATATTGCCTTTGATTTATTAACTGCCCCTTCAGCCTTTGATGAACGTCGTTCGGCAACCTTTGCAGAACACGCTGTGTTATCAGGTAAGCCGAAACTGCAGGCAATGGGCGATAATCTTACCGATATTACCTTGCAACTGAAGTTACATCATCAGCTTGCCCCTGTAGAACAACGCTATCAAGCGTTAGTTACTGCAAAAGAGAAACAGGAAGCCCTAGCCCTTGTGTTAGGTTTTTCACGGTTTAAAGGGCATTTTGTGATTACAGATTTGAGTAGCTCTGTTCTATTCAGTGATGCCAAAGGCAATGCCCTTGCCCGTGAAGTGTCTGTGAGCTTGCGTGAATTTGTTGGCAATACCAGTCAGGGCTTGTTGGGTTCTGCGTTGTCGATTGGTGGATTATCTCCCCTTGCTTCAATTTTGCCGAAAGACCTAACCCAATTTGTCAGTAAAACGGCTCAGTTAGTCAATAAAGGGGTGCAAGTGTATCGCCAAGCACGGCAGACGATTGATGATGTCCGCAATACGGTAGCCGTTGTGCGTGCTTTGGCTCATAACCCTTTAGAAGCCTTAACACAACTGCCGATTTTATTGGGTAGCTTAGGTTCATCTACTCAAGGTTTGGCTGAGATGGTGGGGCTTGGTCATAGCTTTGGCATTCTTACACAAGGGATAACAGGGGCTATGCCGTTTTTAAATGGTTTGGTGGAACTGAGTGAGACCTTGCGTACCGCTCAAACTGAATTTAGTCGTGGTTTGGGGCAGAATAATTTGGGTGCGTGGTTTGATCTGGGTGTGAAGGCAATTGATGAAGCCGATGAAATTGCTCAATCAATGGCAAAACCTGCAGCACATCTAACCGCTTGGATTGCTTTACGCAGTGATACGCCTGAGCCGAAGGAGAATGTTGATGAGTAGCGTAATTGAACATCAAATTAAGGCAGGCGAACGTTGGGATTTGCTGGCTTATCGCTATTACGGTGATGTGGGTGAAATAAGCCGTTTAATCGATGCTAATCCCCATATTCCGTTTTGTGAAGTGTTACCGATGGGACAGACGTTATTTGTGCCTGTGATTGCGGTTAAAGCCACGTCGCAGGCAGATCTTCCGCCTTGGATGCAGGAGTAAGCAATGCAAGTACAAACGCCCACCTTTGAGCTGTTTTACGGCAAAACGGTCATTACACATAACATCAAGCCCCATTTGATTAGTCTAACTTATACGGATTATTTAAGTGACCAATCTGATGAGCTACAAGTCACCTTTGAAGATATTGAACAGAAATGGATTGGCTCTTGGTTTCCGACCCAAGGCGATGAACTGAAACTGCATTTAGGGTATTTGGGCGAGTCATTAGTCAATTTAGGCTCGTTTGAGTTAGACGAAATTGATTGGTCAAAAGTCAAAGGCAGTGGTTCGGTGGTGACTCTACGAGCCTTAGCGACAGGGATTAGTAAATCCAACCGTACGTTAAAGCCTAAAGCCTATGAGAACACCACCCTTGCAGAAATCGTGCGAAAAGTGGCAAAAAACTTGAAACTTGATGTTACAGGAACAGTCGCCAATATCCCAATAAAACGGGTCACTCAGTATCAAGAACGAGATGTAGAGTTTTTAACTCGCCTTGCCCACGAATACCATCACAGTTTTAAGGTTGTGGGTAAAACCTTAGTGTTCACCACAATGGAGAGCCTTGAAAATCGTCCACCTGTGACGGTATTGGATTTTTCACAAGTGCTGTCGCTACGGCTTCGAGATCGTATTAAAGATGCGGTGCAGAAGGTTGAAGCGGTAGGACTGAATGCCGATAGTAAAAAAACGGTGAAATCCGAAAAAAGCAGTAAGCCTAAACGCCCTACGAAAAAGCAATCTAAAGCCAGTAATGCTGACACCTTGAAAATTGTGACTCGTGGCGAAAGCCAAGAGCAGATAAAAGCTCGTGCAGATGCTGCTCTTGCTGAACAGAATGATGACCAACAAGCAGGCAATATTCAGGTGATTGGCAATCCTAAGTTAGTCGCAGGTAATACGGTGTTATTGACAGGTTTTGGTATGTTTAGTGGCAAATACTTGATTAAATCCGCTCGTCATAGTTACACCAAAAGTCAGGGATATGTGACCGATCTTGATGTTCGAATGTTGGAATTTATTGAAGATTTACCGACCGCAAGCGGTCTGATTTAACAGGAATTTTGCAAATGAAGAAAGCTGTCGTTACCCATAACTTTGGTGCAACCTATCAAGAAGGTTTTGTCAGTCAAGTCGATCCGAAAAATCACCGTGTCAAAGTCAAAATCCCAACGCTAGAAGATTTTGAAACAGCGTGGTTGCCATTTTTTACCATCAATGCAGGCGGTAATCAGTTTTACGGTTTGCCCGACGTGGGCGAGTTGGTGGCAATGATTTTAGATGCAAGGGGTGAAGGTGGATATGTGCTTGGGTCGATTTATAATAGTGAAGATCCAACACCTGTTACAGATAGTGAAATGTGGTTACATAAATTCAAAAATGGCACGGAAATTTCCCACAATCGTAAAACAGGCGATGTGATAGTCAAAACCAGTGGTACAGTCACCGTCACCGCAGCTCAAGCGGTGGTGAATGCTCCGACTGAAATCAACGGTGATACAGTTATCAATGGCAGTTTGCACGCCACAGGTGCTATTACCTCTGCGACCGAAGTTTCTGCACCAAGTGTAAAACAAGGCTCTGTTTCTCTGGGTTCTCACGTTCATACTGGGGTGGAAAGTGGTAATAAAACATCAGGTACACCTAAAGCCTAGTCAATCTTTAAAGTAGTTTAAAAGCCCATCTTCATCATAGCCGTTACACTCACGGCTATGAATACACATACACTTCAACATACACATTGGCAAATTGCCCCTGAAGGCGTTGAGAGCATTCAGGGGGAAGGTGATTTACACCAGTGCATTATTAACATCCTTTCTACTCGTAAAGGAAGCGATGTATTGCGCCCTGATTTTGGCTCAAATCATTTTGAATATATTGATCAGCCCTTCGATATTGCTGTACCAAATATGGTTCGGGAAATTTTTGTGGCGATTGATAAATGGGAAAAACGCGTGGTAGTACAAGAAGTGCAAATTAGTGGTGAAGCACCGCATTTTTTCTTTAATGTGAAATGGTGTGTTGCTGAAGATATTGAACGTCAAATTTATGCAACGGAGTTTGATTATGGAAATAAATAGTCGTTATGACATTACCGTTGTGCCTGAAGATGTTAAACAGATTCTTGCCGAGACTATCGCAAAATATGAACAAGAAACTGGCAAAGTATTACAACCTGCTCATATTGAACGCTTGATTATCAACGTTTATGCCTTTCGTGAAATGTTGGTGCGTAAAGGAATTAACGAAGCATTTCGTCAAACCTTTCCGCAAACGGCAACGGGGATTGCGTTGGATTTGTGTGGTGAAACATTAGGTTGTTATCGCTTAAAAGACAAAGCGGCTCGTTGTGTTCTGCGATTTAGCGTACAAGGTGAGCACTCATCTATTTTAATTCCTAAAGGGACTCAAGTTGCTATTACTGATGATCTGTATTTTATTACGCTAAATGATGATGTGATTACACCTTTGATTTCTTACGTTGAAATTGAAGCAGAATGTAATAAAAAAGGGCTGATTGGTAATGAATGGGAAATTGGTCGAATTAAAAATCTCAGAACATCACTTAATACGACCACCACACTTGAAGTCACCAATATTGATAGACCTAGTGGTGGTTTAGTTGAAGAGAATGACGATGACTACCGCAAGCGGATTCTTGCAGCACCTGAAGCATTTAGTTCTTGTGGCTCTATTGCAGCTTATGACTATCACGTTAGAGCCGTGTCGCAAGATATTGCAGATGTCAATATTGCCACTCCTAAGGGTGGGCTTGTTCGTATCACAGTATTAACTAAAACAGGCTTACCCGATACACGTTTATTAAACGACATTAAAAAATATGTTAGTGCAGAGAAACTACGCCCATTGTGCGATACCGTTGAAGTAATTGCTCCGACCAAACGAGATTATCAAATTCAAGCAGAATTGATTTTACTTGATGGTTATCGTGAAGATATTGTGAAAACCAAGGCTCGTGATGCAATGCAGTTATATCTTTCAGATAAAACTAAAAAGCTCGGTATGGATATTGTACCGAGTGCCATTATTTCGGTATTGCGTGTTGATGGCGTATATGATGTGAATTTGATTTCACCAGCAAAAACAGTCATTGCTGAAAATGAATGGGCAAACTGTACTGCATTGCGAATCGAAGTAAAAGAGGAACGCAGTAATGGCTAAGTTAGTATACCCCGACATCATTGTAAATGACCCTAAATATGTAGCTTTAGCGAATTTGAGCAATCAGTTAGATCATTTAAACCACGCCAAAATTATGACAACAATAGTGGAATTACTAGGTGATGAATTTATTCCACTGTTGGCAGAAAAATGGAGTGTCACAGGTTATGACGGTGAATTTGTTGCAGAAGATAATGACTCTAAACAGACTCTAATTCGCAATGCGATTGAATTACACCGTAGAAAAGGCACACCTAAGGCAATTCGAGATGTATTACGTTCGCTAGGTTTTGGGGAAATTGAAATAGACGAAGGACTCAAGGATAGAATTTATGAAAATTCTAATGTCGTCAATATCCCAGCAAATGAACGTTGGGCTCATTATGCTATTCGATTAAGAGAACCAGTCACTAATGACCAAGCAACTAATATTCGAAAAATTATGCGTAACTTTGCCCCAGCAAGATGTGTATTAGCAGTACTAGATTATAAAGCCGTTCCCCTTAGATATAACAAAAAAGCTCGTTATAACGGCAAATATAATCACGGTTCAAATTAATTCAACAAAGGACAAAAATAGAAATGGCAGGCTTAAACGAAACAGCAAAATGGGAAAGAGAAGTCTATCAAATTGAAGAAGACGATCCTGTGCTTGGTGGTGTGGAAGGCGTGACTAACAAGCCCCTTAAGCATCTTGCTAATCGTACTTTATATTTAAAACAAGTCCTTGAAGCTGCAGGACAAAAACTGATGCCTAAAAAACTGACAGCAACAACTCGCAACACTGCTGACAATACAGGGCATACTCACGAGATTGATCTCGCAAGTACCACAACCAAAGGGCTTGTTCAACTCACCAACGACACAGGACTAGACTCTGAAGTATTAGCATTAACCGCAAAAGCAGGTAAAGCCATTGCTCAGTCTGTGGCACAGTTGCAACTTAGTACAACCAATGCGCTAAATCAAAAAGTCAATAAAACCGACATCAGTAACGCTGTCAATTCAACATCTCAAACTACGGTAGCTTCTTCACAAGCGGTAAAAACGGCTTATGATTTAGCTAACAGCAAATACACAGCTCAAGATGCCAGCCCAACCCAAAAAGGCTTAGTTCAACTCGCCAATAACCTAACCACCGATGATGCCACAAAGGCGTTGACGGCGGCGCAGGGCAAAGCCCTCAAAGACAAGATTGATGGGATTGAGATTGGGGGGCGGAATTTAATTAAAAATTCTCGGCTGCTAAACGGTACCAATCACTGGACTGTAATAGGGGGACAAGACCTAAGGAATGGCATCGCAGTTTTAA